GGGACCAGTGGCACCAGTAGATCCGGCTACACCTTCAATGCCAGTAGCCCCAACTGCCCCGGTTGCTCCAATAGGCCCTGTGCTGCCAACATCACCTTGCACTCCAGTGGCGCCTTGAGCCCCTGTAGCGCCAGTAACACCAGTTGCCCCAGTATCGCCTTGTGGTCCAGTGACGCCAGTAGCCCCGAAATCCCCTTGTATGCCTGTGGCGCCCGTTGCACCTTGCGCCCCCGCACTTCCTTGCGGGCCAGTTGCGCCTGTAGCGCCAAAATCACCTTGAACTCCTGTTGCGCCAGTGGCACCTTGTACGCCACTGTCTCCCTGCGCACCAGTGGCCCCAGTCGCTCCAGTAGATCCAACGTTCCCTGTCGGACCTGGCAAGCCCGCTGGCCCCTGCGGTCCTTGCGCAACAATCTCGACTGGCGAGATGCTTTTTTGCTGAATAATGATAATGCTCATTGCCCTTTTCCTGTTAAACCAAGATCCACAAAAGCAGTGCCCTGTAAAAGATAAAACTTGTTGCCCCCCGGTTCTGTCACCATAACGTCATACTGCCCCTGCTCTGTTAAGCCACTGGTCACGGCGCTGCTCAGTTGTAATTGAAACATGCCACTTGCTTGTGCAATCCATGGAGTTTGAAAATTGGCAAATTTCGTAGTGCCAGTGCGATTCCAAAGCTGAGCATTTATTGTGTAGCCACTCATGTTAATCGGCACACCCGCGCTGTCCTTATACTGCACGTCTCTGATGAACGTAGCGCCTTGATGAAGAGTGATGTCGTAACGTGCCGGATCCATTCCAGTTTGAGCGCCATTAAATCAGTCTATCAGTTCATGGTATAACACCAACGGCTTCACTTGGTGCATAAGCAGCACGTTATAGCGTTTCCAGCCAGCCAAGCAAGCCAGTGGCCTTTGCATTGCCAGAGCTTGTGACGGTTAAAAACAATTGATCGCTAACGCCACTAGCATTAACGCCCAGGGCCAAACTCAGGCCATCAAGCACATTGATCTCCACAAATCCAGTGCTGTAATACAGACCAGCGTTCACAGTGGTTCCCCCAGAATCAATGGTGCCAGCGACAGTAGTCTCTACATTGCCTCGTCCATTGTCGCTCGGTATCCAAGTGACGCCTGACGTGGTTGGATTGCGACGTAGCCGCCATTGAATGATTGTATTATCCTCAGTAATCAGATCAATCTTAACGGGGATGATTACATTGTCAGTGCGCCCACTGGCCATGCGAATGCCAGCCACAATACGCTCACCGCTTGTATTGGCAATAGAGCCAATGGAGGGGGAAACGGTGTACACTTCTCCTTTTGGTTCGTAGCCTCCTTCGCTAGCAACTGTGCTGCAAATTTGCTTCATTGTCACGGCAGGCGCAAACGCAGCTTCAGAAGCAATGCGATAAGTTTGCGGCAACACTGCCGATGTCATATAGACACTTTCAATGTTGTTGGCATGGAGGAACTCGTGGCAGTAGTAGTATTCCCCATCAAGAATAAAACCACACCTTACGCGACCGGCGCCCAACCATTCCAAGTCGGTGGTAAAAATGTTGGCCTTAGAAAAATCAAGCCACGGCGCAGTGTCAATGTTCCATTCGTCTTGATTGACAACATTTTCCAGGACGGCGCCTGAATACTTGCCTCTCACTACAAACTGCAGCGTGGTGCCACTAGCACGCAAGATAATGCCATTGTTGTCATCAAATAGGCCCACTTCCTGAATGAGGCCACTGGCGAGAGTGGCGCCAGCAAAACTTTGAATGGAAAGTAGCGATTTAGCTGGCTGATAGGGTAAGCGTTGTCTTGTTCGCCGCAACACGCTATCCCCAGAAGCCGTAACGCTCATCAATACTGAGCTTTGATTGGCATTGTGCACAGACGTGCCAGAGCCAACAATGGTTTCGTTCCATTGATCTGCTCTTTTGTCATAGCGAAGCGTGGAGTCGAATAGAGTGTAGGGCTGGCTTACACGCTTCCTTGCGAAAGCATCCACTTCGCCACTGTCAATGCCACGACGCATAATCTGCCCGCGATAATCAGCGGCAATAGCAGTTTCAAACTGCTCGCCCCCCACCCTTATTTGTCCCATTGTCAGTTATTGTTCTTTTCCTTATTGTAAACGTAAGCATCGCCATATTCAGAGGCAATGCTTTCCATGCCACTAATCACGCTGCTAGGAGCATAACCGCAAGCCATCATAAATTGATAGAAAGCCCGAGCCATGGCAGTGGCATTATCGGCGCTGTAGGTGTGGTTGATTTCCTGGTAGGAGCAAAAGTCGCTAGCGGCTTTGTCGTCAGAAAATCTATGGGAAAAGGAAATAGAGTTGACGAAAGCCATGGGACAAAGAAAAGGGCAGCCATCATGCTACCCCTTTGGCGTCCATTGTCAATGACCTTGCCCCCTTGGCTTCTTGCGTCCGTGGTTGGGCTTGCTATGTTGTCCTGCCCCTTGAAGGGTTTTCTTGGGGCGGGAGACAATGATGCGCTTGGAGGATGCTGCGCCTTGCTTGCTTTTGACGGCCATTGTCTACACTCCTATTTCCCAACGTGCATGTTGTTGCCTGTTGGTGTGCATAGCTTGTCGCTCCTCCCGAATTTTGCGAGAAAACAAAAGAACACCAGTCAGCCTCCATAGGAAAGCCCGTGCGGCGTCCACCAATGCTAAGGCCTCATCATGTTTGGCGATGGTTTCATGATCGGCCGGTACGACTACCACCGGCACGCGAAGACCCCAGCACGCAAGCGCCACAAGAGTTGCGCGATAGCAATGAAACAACGAAGTGACCACATACAACCGCTGGCAGTTGAGGCTACGCAGTAGTTTATAGGTGTGGGTAAAGTTGGTCACTGTGTCCCAAGCGGCATGATCAACAATGAGACGCTGAAGCGAAATGCCAGTCTTTTCATAGTACGGCAGAATGTCGCTTTCATCGCCCTCGGACGATACGACAACCATGCTCTCGGGGATAGTCTTAGCCAAGGCTGCGGCTGTAATAGCACGCGCTGGATTCCCGCCCAAGTGAAGAATGATGTTCATGCTGCCTCTAGAAAGTATGGAATGCCACCAATCATTATGGGGACAAGTTTGTTGGGTACCACGCCGCTGGCAAACACCACTCCCCCTCCATCGACAAAATTCTCCACTGCAATGCCAGAATTGGCAATCATGGAAGAAGCATTGAGCTGAAACTGACCACCTTGATAGTCGTGCGTAAATAAGGCATCAGCAGAAGGCACGGGCGTAGTGCCGCTTTGACGAATGCCAACTGCGCTAATGCGCCCAGTATTCGTCCAAGTGCCAGTCAGTGTGTCGCCTGCTTGATTGGCATAGAGAGAGGCGTCAATGCCACTAACCGTGCTGTTAATGCTATTGATTTGTTCCTGAAAATTACCAGTGGAACCAGCAATGCGCTGCACATCAATGTTGCTTACCCCTGCATTGACGTAGAGCCCTCGTATGCGACTGTAATCCGCATCGGCCAGTCCAAGATTGCGTCTTGCCTGGGCGGCATCAGTCAGGTCTGAAAGATTGTTTTTACGGACTAATCCTCGCGTCATTTTCTCTCTCCTTTGCCAGGCCTGGATGCGGTGTAATGCAGCGCCGTGAGAAACGTGCTGACACCAGCGGCTTGAGCAAGAGCGTAAAGCTGCTCCTTGTCATCCTTGGTCAAAAATGTATATTGACCAATGGCAGCAAGGCAACGATTGATGCCATCAATATAGGGCTTACCAGCGCGTGCATCCGCGAGGAAAGCAATGAGTTCAGTGCAATCAACATTAGCTTGCAGGCTTTGCGCGGCAGCGGCCCGAGCTTTGGCGTAGGCACTGCTCGTCATTAGTCCTTCTGTGAAACGAGTCCAGTCGGCGCGAAAAAGAAGACGCTGATACTCCGCTTGTTGAATTTGCTCTGCCGCTAGATCAATAATCTCCCACGCCCCTCCCAGCCATTGCAAGGCTTGTGTGCGCGGATTAAACGATGGAGGAGTAAATGGTCCTGAATAGCCAAGAGCCTCTAGGCGATCAACATCAGCGCCGATCAGCCCATCGGGCAGTGGGGCCGGAACGCCACCGTGATAAGAAAACAAGGCCATTAGCTTAGGGCTTTGCCCTCATTATAGACCACACAATCTCGCGCAGAAATTTTTGATTGCGGGCAAATTTGGCCCAACCATACCGGCGCCACATGACTAACCGCCTGTGATATAATCACCCCTTCACTATAGCCGCTCGCGTCAGCGCGAGAGGAGGGATCCAAGAGTATCGGTGGCATAGGACGATTCAATATGCGCAGCGAACGTCCACGGGCCGCAAATGGACTCAACAGACGAACCACCCCCGACAAACAAGACGCGCCACCCCGTAGATGACCATGCGCCATCTGTCACATAAGTAGAGGCAGTGCCTCCTGCCTGTGGCAAAAAGAAAATGCCGGCTTGATCATTAAATCCGCCTTGGTAAGAAGAGGACAAATTAGTTGCAATCTGCCCAGTAATTTGATAACCAGTGCCAGTATTATCGGCAAAGCTATTTTGATTAAGACTGATTCGGCAATTACCATTGGTGTCGCCAAGATTAAAACCATGACACCAGCGCCAAGTGCCAGCGTAATAATGCTCCAGTCCGCGCCATTGCATTGCTGCGAAATCATCGGAGCCAGCGGTGGAATTTCGTCCATCAGTGGTGTTATTGAAAGTGCGATTGCCCTTGTCGTTAAGAATGCCCAATGGATAGTCGCGATAACCTCCCAATGCGTTCCAATTATCTCGCCCCCTGCCAATGCCAACAGTCGGATCTTGAATGAAGAAATTTCTATATTCCATCAGCGTCAAAAGCTGGCAAGCGTTCCATAGCGCATAATCGCCATTCGCCCAGCCAGAAGCAATTGCACGCGCCCTGCTTAAGCCCGTGGCACGAGTGTGACCGGTGTAAACGCCAGAGGCAGTAATGCTTTGAAGCTTTGTGCCGTCAGTGGTGGCTGGATAGGCAGCAATATAGCGATAGCGAATGGCGGAATTTGCATCAAACCCGCTAATCGTCGTAGCAGTGCCACTGCTAGTGTAATAGCCAAATGCACTACCATCCCACACCCTTGTCACACCACTAGCATCACGCTGCGTCACATAAGGCGATGGTTCAAAAACCGTAGGACTTGTACCATCAATGTAAACAGTGCATTGTGCAGTGGTATCACCACTAGCCCAAAAAGCAGGATGCCTAATCCATTTGGTCTTTTCGCCTGCCCCTAAAGAATCATATTGTGTCTTTGGCAGCACATAGTACACGCGCAATGGATCAATGGCAGACAGTCCCGATGGAGAAAGGAGCTTGTATTCTCCGTCTACATCTGCACCAGCCACATTTTTCCACCCCAATCCATCGTTCCAATCAATGCGAACAAAGAACTCGGGAATTTCCACCATTACATTGCCGCTTGCAGCCGTAGTAATGATGCCTGTAGCCGTGACAGTGCCCGACGCGGGAGCGGTGCCGCTGACAGTAGGAACGATACATTCCCATACGCCACCAGCATGTGTTACGCGCTGCCTGAAACTGTAGACAGTGCCACTAGCCCAAGCACTTAGGCCAGAGCGAATGTAGCTGTTTGTGGTGCCATTGCCAGCCTTGTTTTCTCCTTCGTAAATCTTCAGCCAAGAATCAGCCAAGAAATTGCTATCTTCGCCATCAAGATAATAATTGACAAAGCCGCTTGGATGGAGGCCAACGCGTCGCATGGAGCTATGCACGCGCAAATCGGGCTGTGTTGTATAGCCACTGCCTGCTACCGTGGGACCAGTAAACGTGGAGACGTTCAACGTGTTGCGATATTCGTAGTATGTATCGTTGTTTTGGTTCCAAATGAAAGGTGTGGTGTTCACCATGATGTCCGTATAGAACGGACTCACAGCAACGCCTAGATAGGCGCTCAGACCACTAACTGTCACCTTTTTGTTGGGCGTTGAGATGTCTCCAGGGGTTTGAATGACAAAGGCATCGGCCGCATTCAAGGAAGATCCAACATCAGACAGTTGTGAAATTTTCGTCATGATTAGCCAAGAACAAAGGCAATGCCGCCTTCGGTGTCAAGAGGATTCTCGTCTTCCAATTCTACAGTTTGAGAGCGATCTGGGTCAAACACGTAGTCAAAACGCCAAGCGAAGTATTCCTCCATGGTTCTTAGCTCTTTGTCAGAAAGCACTGTATCAAACATGGCAATAGCATAAATTGTGCCAGCAAGGAAGCCAGCACTGCCATTTGCATTGGCACCAATGGCATAAACTGTGCCAGGGGCATAAGTGAAAGTGGTAATGAATTGATTGCTAAGGGCATGAGTGGGCAAGCTATTGGTGCGCACAAAAAGCCCCTGCGCTTGACTAGCCCGCACCGACCAAACATAGGTGCCATTGGCGGGCATTGTCTGAGGGAAGCCTGTCAGCACAGCATTGCTAAACAAGCCGAATGCACCATTGCCCGTGGAGGCTCGCCAGCGATTGCCCGTATTGTTAAGCGTGCCAATTAAGTTGTAGTCGGAATCGCCGCGAGCAGGCGTTTCGCCAATAGTGGCCACCACTACGACAGTAGCAGCAGAAGGAAAGCGCCCGCCAATATCGCCTAAGCTCAGGAAGTCATCACTCCCGTCAAACACCACGCCAGGCTTGTTGTAGCGGCGATTGGCAACGAGAGACGGTCTACTGGCGGCAGTGGCTTGAGCGGCACTAGCACGCCCCAACACGTCTTTCCATTGCACCACGCTGCTTCCATCCAGCTCAAACGAGCTATATTCAGCATCAAGCCAAAGCACATTAGAAGAGAAGGTCGATGGAGGGGGGAGGTAAAGGGGGCTTCTGCGAACAGTCCACGATGGCTGTTCTTGCACTTGCAAGTATTGCTTATAGCGCACAAAATAGTCGCTCCATAGAGGGGCAATGCCCGTATAATTCAGGCCACTGACGGTGGTGGTGTCAGCTTTTACGGGACCAAGCTTGTATTGCGCACCACTGCTAAAGCCTGAGGCATTGGCAGGAGAAAAGAAAGAATTGAGGGAGGGGCCATAGATGACATTGCCAGCGTCGAAATATGGGCGATCATTGTTGACGATATTGGCGAACAAGTTGCCCAATACCACATCGCCATTCTTGCTGAGCTTGCCAACGAGAGTAGTCAGTGACGCTGATGCCCCGGAAGCCGTGGCAACAATCTGGCCCTCCAGGGCGCTTGTCAGGCCAATAATCGCCTGATAGTCACTAGACCCCACGCCAGCATCACTCGTGCCAACGAGCAAAGGCAAGTCGCGTCGATCAATGCCTAAATTGTCCCAGCAGGCATTCCTATTCAGCACTTCTGAAAGATTGTTAGACGCTCGAAAGCCGTATTGTTGTGCCATTAGCCTTGCCCCGCCTTTGCATAGAGGACAAACGCACTTGTTTCAATGGGGATGGCGCGGTCGCCAGTTGCAAGCGTGCCGCTAGGCATGGGCTGAGTGAAGCGGAAGTTGGTAGGCGTGGAAAGCGTGATGATTGACAATGGGACAGTGGCAGTGCTGCCAGAAAATGGACTTCCAGAAATGCTTGCCACCTGCACACCATTCACTCGCAAAGAGGCGGCATCAAGGAAGGCGCGGGGGATAGAATAGTTGCCAACGCTTGTGGGGGATGCCTTGAGCAGCGCATTGTCTCGGAGGAAAGTGCCCGAGGCGGCATTAGCGGCAGCGCTTGTCAGGCGAGGCTGAGCAGCGCTTGTGAGGCCTTTAATAAAGACGAAATCCCGCGTGGAGGCGTTGCGAGCGCCTTCAAGGGCGAGAATATCACGACCCTTGACGCTAAAAATAATACTGCCATCGGTAATATTTGCTCCAACATTGTCCCAAGCCCTCTCCCTATCTGCAACGTCCGCAAGATTGCTAGCCGCAACAAGTCCAGGCAGCGCCATTATTGCTCCTCCCAGTTAAGCGTGGCGCCCGCAATGCCGCTTCCCGTGCGAGCAGTGGCCATGACAAATAAAGTGCCAGTGTTAAACTGTGAACCAGGCGGTCCAGTTATAAACATTTTATCAGGGCCAAATACGTTGCTGAGATCAAAAAACTTGGTTTCATCAGCACCTAAGAAGTACGTGGCCAGACGATCATCCACTGGCATAGCATAAGACCCCTGTCTATCTACAATACAAGCCGACAGCGGATCAGCAAGAGCATCTTCAAACTTATGCGCAATATAGTCCGTTCCACCAGCGGCAGTGGTATTTTGTGCCACCCCAGACACCACAAAGGACGCAACGGCTTTAGTAGTCCCCACGTCAACCACACCAACATTGCCTTCAGAAATCACTACATCACTTATGCCCGCCCCGTCCATTAGCTCCGCCACAATTGCAATGGGCCATGGAGAGCCAGTGACAGTAACGGAACGCCCGCCTGCAGTGATCGTCGAAGTGAGGCCCGTGGCCACGCTAAAGCTCGTGGCACAACCAATGGCACTAATGACTCGTTCGCCAACAACTTCCCCCGTGAGGAAGCTAATGTCAAGCGCTGGATAGACGCTGCCCAGCCATGCCACGGGCTTTGTGCCATCATAAACGCCACTCGCTTGCGGCCATAGCCCAATGCGAGAATAGGCGCCCACGCCCGCATAAATGGCTCCCGAAGTGACGCCACTGGTGATGGTTGTATCGCCAACGGCGTAGGCATTAAAGCGTGATAAGGCAATAGACGAGAGCCCTGAAGGAAGAGGACGGTCGGTGGTGATTGCAGTGAGCCCTGAATTGATGGCTGTCACATGCGTGGCAAACACTCCAGTGCCATTCACCTTCACTCGTCTTCCGTCTAGATAAGTGGTGCTGCCACTGAGTTCTGCCGTGATGTCAGGAAACTGTCCAGAAGCAATGGTAAAAACATTTCCGCTAGATACCACGCCCGAATATACAGCGCTGCTGCCTCGTGACAAGCTTGTACCAGAACCATTGCCATATTGCACACCGCAGGAAGGATTCCTCAAAATGATGTCAATGCGAGCAGGCACGGAAGCGTAGACCGTTAAGCTCACAGGGTAAACCGCTTTTTGGTTGGGCACACCATTGATTGAGGCTTTGATGCCCAGCCCCATTAAGCTGCGGGGAACGGCGCCAATGTTTTTGAACGTGGGATTGGCCACTGTACCAAGCGTTACAGTGCCCTTGTCGCCCCCATCAATATACACACTACTACCGTATAAATAGATGAATGTTGGCTTGGTCGCTCCCGCCACGCTTCTAGTGGAGATAAACATGCGCATGTATGCACTACGCAAGCTTGGCTTGTCAAACAGGCTCTCTGCCCTGATGTAATGCAATTCCACCCATCTCGCTTCTCCGTTGCCATCCGGCACGTAAGCCATAAACTTGGCCCCAACAGCGCCATACCAGCTAAATTCAATCTTGAACATTGTCACGCGAGACAAATCCAGCCCCCACTGCGTCAAGCCTTCATTGATCAAAACCTTGTCTCCGCTCCAATCTTCACGAGCCACTTTTAGCGTGCCAAGATCAGGCGAGGTGCGAACAATGTACAAATCTGTGCCACGCTCTAGCTGGAAGAAATAACCATCGCCATAGTCATTCTTGCAGCCCCATTGGATGACTTCCCCATCGGTGCCAGTATCAATTGACATTCTCACGCCAAGCGTAAAGCCTGTCACCCGCCCCGGCTGATAACGAAAGGCACGCTTGCTGGTCCAGTTGCCAGTCATCACGCCATCCGTATAGCCCCCTGGATAACATGGGTTGAAACCATCAAAAAACGGATAAGTGTAACTAACGGGGGGAGGGTACGAATAGGAGCGAATGGCACTTTCATTGGCAATATGTCCTAGATAGTCTCCATAATTGATGCCATTGCCATCTGGTCGATACGTCCAAAAACTTGGGTCACAGGCATAAGTGTATGACCGTGATGACGACCATTCCTTATCATTCACTCCATAGATGTTGACGATATCCAAAAGATTGAGCGCCACTTCAGAGCGTGGCACTCCTAGCAAGCTAATTTCTACTTCACTTTGGTTTTTATTGGTTACATTTACTACAACTGGCCGGTTTGCATCGTTTGTGACAACAACAGGGCGGATATCGCTTCTGCTTGACAACACTTGAGCTTCTAGAGTTTCCCCTGTTAAACCATCTTGCGTGTCGGCGTCCACTAGCTCCACGCCTGTGGTGAAATCAATCAACTGACTTTCAACGCTGGTCAGTCCAGCGGGACGCGCATCTTCCTCAAGCTGATACAGCTCCTCAATATTGTCCCTGTACGAGCTTGTCATTGGCTCGCCTCCCTACACCTGTTCTTCCCACGTGAGAGAAGCGCTTGTATTAACTGTGCCCGTGGCAGCTCTTGCAAATACATAAAGCGTATCACCTGCGGAAGCGGTCAATGGATAAGAAAGGTAGTCTTTGTCGTAGCCGAAGTAAGGGGCCAAATCAATGTCCACGCCGCCAGATGACACAAAAAAGGTGGCCACTGTTGTTCCACCACTAACAGTATTGACGCCAGTGCTTGTGCTGAATTCAATTGGGCTTAAAGTGGCAGCGCTTGTAAACGTGGGCGTGCCGCTAACGCTTGTAGGATTTTTGATCAAGTTGATTGCCGCCCTTCCATCGCTGCCAACGCCCAGCCTTGTGGGATACACTTGCATGCGATTGCGAATGGAGTTGATGGTGCTACGTGTGCGCAAAGCCATCAGCATGGTGCCGCTAGTTGTCACGCTTCTATCAGCCGTATTGCTTTGCGAGCGCGCAACAATTGTACCCTTGTCGCCGCCATCAATATAGTACGATGCCCCATATTTGAACAAAGCATTTTCATTGCCGCTTGTGCTTTTTTGCACCAGATAGGACAATGGAAGAGTGGGGTTGGCAAGGCTTGGGCTTGTAAGCTGATTGGAGGCACGAATGTGGTGTATTCTCACCCATCGAGCCTCTCCTGCGGTGGTGGCATCAGGGACGTAGGCAAGAAAATGGCCGCCTACGGCACCATACCAGCTATATTCCATCTTGAACATCGTCACCTTTGAAAAGTCGATGTCCCACACACTTTGACGAGTGGCGATGTCGCCGTTTTCATCAACCACTATCGTGCTATTGCCAAAACTTACATTGGGCGAATCCGCAGTGCCGCCAATACTCACAGTAAAACTATTGCGTCCAGGTGTGCGGTCAGAATAGTATTGCGTGCGATTTTGGCCATCAAGACGGTCATGGCTAAAGAACTTGCGCGGCACTCTGTATTCATAGGTGTAGCGATAGTCATTTGGCACCGTCAGAAAATTAGCCGCCACTGTTGCCGTGCCATCGCTTGAAGCATTGCCGCCAATGTTATTGCCAGCGCCTCGCAAGCTACGGTCAAACAATGCTGCATGAACGTAGGTGAGGCCAGCACGGACAATTACTAGGTCAATGCCCGCCGTGCCCATGTCTCCATCGCTTGCATTGGCAGTGAGAATGCCGGGCTCGTTGCTTTCTAAAGCGCTTGTGCGCCTCACGCAATAAAAATTAACTTCCTTATCGCCAATTGCTGTTTGCCCTCCGCCTTGAATCTCAATGTAATAGCCATCGCGCTTATCAAAGGCTCCAAACTTCTTGATGTCAGTGCGGTCGGTACTAACAGTGGCCCGAACGCCAAAAGTGGCAGAACTAACGCGGCCTGGCTGATAACGGAAGAAACGCCTACTGCCAAGAATTTGAAAATTGCTGGTTACGGCTGTCCCAAGGGCCACTTTCGCTGCGCTTTCTGAAGCAACATGCGTCGTAGTGCCGCCACCCTCGCTGGCCCATTCAGAAGGATTGATGTCGTAAGTGGTAACATCAGCAAAAACGCCAAGCGCCACCTCGGCGCGAGGAATGCCAAGCAGGCTTAAACTTACTTCTGTGATTTGCTGATTTTCAACCGTGACAGGCACTGCATCCTGATCGGCAGCAATCACCACTGGCAGGCTTTGGCTCGCTGGTTGGGGGCCAGGGGGAATAGGCGCAGTGCGTCCTACCGTGATTACTGCTACGCCTTCTTTCAGTTCATCGGCCATGGATCAGGGGAAGCAATTGGAAAGAGTGGTGCCTACGACAACAGCACCAGCAACAACTGTGTCTTGCTTTAGTCTATAAACACTGCCACCAATTGCGGCGTCAGTGATGCCTGAAAGCGTGGGAATGGTGAAAGAATATGGAGGGGCATAGGTGATGTTGGTGAGGCCGCTGTAAACACGGGCAGAAGTGCCGTTGTAGTTGATGGAAGACTGAACAGTGCCGCTAAACACAATACGCTCAGACGAGGCTAGGCCGTGGTTGGTTTGCGAAACAAACACGCCTGACGCAACGCTCACCAAGTCTGCCACTTCCTCTTCTTTTTCAATGCGAACGTCCCAAATAAGATTGGAAGAGCCAGCAACAGAAGACGCGTTGGAATAGACGCTTGGGAAAAATGATGCACTGAGACTGGAGACCACACTAGCCTCGTCCCATAGCTGCGCCGTTTGTGACGATGAAAGCCATAGGCGAACACGACCAGCGCCAAGCGGCTCTTGCTCTTCTACATTGAGACTAAGCACTTGTGATAGCGTGCCCGATGACGACACCTTCCACACTGAAGCACACACTTGCACTTGGTTCAAATTAAAAGGCTGGCCATCTTCGTCTTGAAGCAGCAAGCTAAAACCATCAAAATAGTCCCTCCGCAAAAGCTGCAGATTGATGACGGGAGCAATGTTAGTGGCAAGAAAAGTGCTGCTCATGCTGGCACTTCACGATATGAAAGCATCACTGTGTAGTCAGTGGCGCCGCTAACCACTGCATTGATCTTTTCGCCTGATGCGCCTTCAAACAGGCCCAGAGAATTGGCAAGCGTTAAGTTACCATTGCCTGCAATATGGAAAGGAGGAGTTTTGTCCGTAGAGCCGCCGCTTTGAAGTTTCACAGTGCAGCCCGAAGAGGCGGTAATAGCCATGCTCAACACGCGTAGTTTGATGCTGCTCACAGCCGCAATCACATCCGCATTGCCACTTGCGCTCACAAAAGCACTTTTCAGTTCGCTTGTAAAGGCATCATTCTGCACAATGTACGGATCGGAATTGCTGCCCGCTCCCGTGGCCTTTACATAGGCAGCATTGCCAACAGCGTCAAGTCCGTAAAGATTGGCCATGTCAGAGGATCAAAAAGAGATAGCGCTGGTTGGGAACAATTGTAGCGTCCGAAAAGCGAACATCTTGACTAGCGGTAAAATCGAAAACCAACGGGCTGGCAAGCACCACCGTGCTATAAGCATACGGAGATCGTCTGCCATTGATGCCAATGCTAGCAATTCTAATTCTATATGAGCCCTTGGTGTTGTAAACGTCCGATGGAAAGCGAATGTAATTAGCGGCCGTCGTGCCCACGCGAATCCATTGGTTGTCAATAGTGTCCAAAAAATCCACCTCAAAGCTCGCGATAAAGGGATTGTTCTGTGGCGGATTCCAGCAAATGGCCGGATGTACTGCCGCGTTAAGAATGGAATAGGAAGAATATTGCGGGAAGTCCCACGTTGCTTCATTGTACGCCATTACACAGGCACCTCCAACACAATGCTAGCTCCAGCCACTTTTGGCACCACTTGCGGCCCCGCTACAGAAGTGCGTGTCACGCCAAGGATTGTGCTGTTGTCAGTGAGGGAAAACTTGCTTTCGTTATAAAGTGCCCCCAGAACAGTTACCACGCCTTCATCCTCAGCCAAGGACACCACCCTGAATTTTCTAATGCCATCGCCATCCTGCTGCAACACCCACGGAGCCCCCGCTATTGGGGCGGAGGGCAATGGAGAGGAAAGTGAAAGAGTGCTTGTGCTACCAGGGCCGTTCGTCACTGTGCGCGTTTGAATGGTGCCATCGGAAAGCATCACGCTGAGTTGATACGAACTGCCAGAGAGCAAAGTAAAGGGAGCATCAATCTTGACAGAGGAAAGTGAAGCCTCCACCACTCGCCCTCCATAGCGCTTCCCTTCCTTGGATGGATCGGCAATGCCAATAATCTCACCAGGCAGTATAAAGAAGCCTTCAGTGGCCACCTTAAACGTGACCACTTCCGTTTCAAGCTGATCGCTTAAAAGTGTCCAGCGACCAATGCGTTGGGCTTGCCCTTGACTTGTTGTGCCGAATGCTCTAATTTCTGTTTCCCGATAGCCATAGCGTTCAATACCTTCCCTGTCTTCCACATATTCCACTTTTACCTTGTAGTTGTCATTGGCATCATTCCAAGAAACAAGCGCCACTGTTTTCCTTGCTTTTCTTGCGGTGCCTTCATAAGAGAATGGTGGCTCAGTGACTTCCCCGTTTTCGTCGGTTTTTTGAATGACATTGGCCGGGGAGAAAACCTTGGTGATTTGCTTTGGTTTGTCTTGAATGGCAACAATGGTGCCTTCGAGAAAATAAAGCATGCCACGAAATGCTGCGGCCATTGCATTGAGCACGTCGTAAGCCCCGCCCCTGTCGGTGACATAGGCATTGAAGACCATGCGCGGCTCAAGGCCTCCCTTGCCATCGGGAACAAGTTCGTCACAGTATTGAGCGATGGAATAGAGGCTATATCTGTCTATTTGCGTTTCATCAATAAACTCTCCCGCTCCATAGCGATTGCTGGTTACCACGTCGTAAAACACCCATGCTGGATTATTGCTCCATGCCGTCTTGAAAGTGCCGTTCCAAATGCCGGAATAGGTGCGCCTGATGGGGTCATAGTTTGTTGGCACCTTGATTTTCGCGCCCAGCATATCGACGCTGATTTGCGGCACTGCCGTGAAATTTTCGGCACCAATCTTAATGCCCACCACGGCAGTATTGGGGTAGCGGAATGAGCGCGTATAAATGCCAACGATTGCTTTGAAGAACAGATCGTCGCTAATAGACGTGGAGGCGGGATCTTCTGTAATGCGCTCAAGAGTGACAATCCACGGGCCGTTGCCCTGTAAGTTGTATTCATATTCAAAATCAACAGGCCCCCTGCTCTTGCCAGTAATGGTTTTGTTCTCGTTGATAAAATTTGAGCCACCATCGGGCCTAATTTTCACATTGAAAGTAACGGAGCGTCCTTTAACGTCGCCAGTCTCTTTATCAATGAAAAACAACGCGCCAATGCCCACTCTTATGCGAAGTTTATCAAACAAGTCGCTAACAGTGGTTCGCGCTACTGGGCCACTCGCTCGCACCAGTTTGATGCCAACGCCCTGTTCCACGCGAATATCATCAAACCCTGGCATTGGATCTTGATTTTGCGTGCCTGTTCGATAATCAACGACAAGCGAATTAACAGCACCAGTGGCGCTAGTTCTATTGAGCGATGGGATGGAAGCGGAAATTTCGGGAATCAGCCCGCCCTTGCCATTGGCGCTTGCTGAGCTACCAGTGAAAAATGTCTCAATGCCATAGTTCAAACTGCCGTCAACATTCTTGATCGGCACGTTGTCCAAATAGATGCGCGTGAGGGGGTCTACGCCGTCCTCAAAGCCCTCTACTTCCCCTTCGCACAGGATGCCTACGACAGTTGCCTCGGAGCGGCTTCTAAGCGATTCTGGGTCTTCTACGGGGCGTCTGCCACCACCGCCCTTTCCCTTGCCTCCGCCCCCTCCGCCTGAGCCAGTGACATAGGCAGTCCAGCCTCCTTCGCGGTGTTGCAGGGAGTCTTCCATTACACAGGCACTTGTTGGGTGGTGATCGAGGAAGAGATGACCAATGGAGAAGCAGCAAGAAAACGACCGTACAACAATGGAATCGGCTGCCCTTGCGTGGTAAGTTCAGTGGCCTTGTCAAACAAGAAGCTATCCTTACGCTCTGTGTCGGAATTGGGATTGTCAAGGCGCGGCTGAGGCGTGAGCAATGAGGCCACGCCAGTCAAGACTAAACCAACGCCAAGATTGAATAAAATGCCGCCAACCACAGTAAAACCAGCCTTAGCCGTGCCAGCAGCGACTGATGCAGCAGTAGCTGTGCCAACGCCAGGAATAAATGCCAATGCCACCAGTGCCACACCAATCAAAATGCGTCCAACTGTTCCCCCTCCCGTAACAATGGGAGCCAGAATGAAACGATTACAAGGCATCAGCAGGTTTTCATAGTCCATGCCCTCGCTTTTATCATCTACCACGCGAAAACCCACTCCGCGCTCATGCGCGGCCACCATGTAGTCCTTAAAGCCCTCAAGCTGATTGCACAGTGCCGACATAATATCTCGCGGCGAGCTTGCCATGAAGCTGAACTCTCGCCCGAACTTGCGACCCAGTTCCCCCAATAGCTTGACTTGGACAAGTTTCATCAACGTAACTCCCTGTGGCGCAAAATCTTAACCGTGTTCTTTTGCCAGTAGCCGCCATAAACAGTGGCCTCAGATAGTCTATCCAACAAGTGCTGGTAAAAGATGTTGTGGCTTGGGTTGTGGAAAACTCCTACATGATTTGGAAAGTTAGCTTGGAGCTGCATCAGCAACACGTCTCCCTTTTGAATGTCGCCATCAATCTCGCTAAAGCCCTGTAAGCGAAAGTTTTTCTCAAACATCCGCCATTCACTACTCTTCCATTCAAACTCATCCCCGCGTTCATAATCGTCTAGCACAATGCCAAACTCGCCACGGTAATAATCTCGCACTAGCCCATAGCAATCATACATGCCATAAATCCAAGGCCTTTCCAGATAGGGAGCGCCTCCAGTGGGATTCATTTCGTGCCAACTGTTGGTGCCAAGGCAATACATCACCCATGGCAAATTGATGGTCTTGCATGATTTTATGTCATGAGCGCTGAAACGATTATTAAAACCAGTGTGCGAATGAAAAATAGCCTCGATGCCTAGCTTGTCGGCTCTGGCATAATCCTCTGCTGCAATGCCAAAATTGTCCGATGGAGAAGAATGAATGTTGGCACAAGGAATGAACTGCCCGCCAGCAATGATGCCACAAACCTCCTCCTCCGGCTTGGTCTGCGCATAAGCCTTGAGTTCTGTTTTTAATTCCTGCCAGCTCATGGACGCCCTTTGATTGCCCCTGGGAAACCACCAAAAGGCAATGATTGGTTGGGAAATCTCAATTGACAACTTTGCACGCGCTTACCACATACGTCGAATGCAGCGTTGCTGGTAGGCCGATCATTGGCGTCAGCCACGGGACCGCCCGTATAGCCGCACTCGCTGCTTCTGTATTTCCACTGACAATAATTCTGAGTGATAATGCGCCTAGGAAGTTGCAGTCCTTCTAAATCAAGAACGCTTGCGAGCTGCCAGGTGATACTAAGCGCATTTTCTGCTGTTTTGCGTTCAATGTAAAAAATGTCAAGTGGAAACTCTTGCGAAGGATCAGCCTCTACTTCTCCATCCAGATACTTGCCAAGCGTGCGCCGCCTTGTCACCTTTGCTCCCACCAAGTCATCCAAACTACTGATCACTTGCGAAAAGGTGCCTAACACATTGGCAACAGTTAACGATGGCTGCGCAATTTGTCCAGTGGTGTTTCGTTCATAGCCAGTGGCGAGAATAGGAAGCGGCTCATAAGTGCGACCCTGCCAAACAATTTTTACATTGTCCGGTTTCAACGAGCTGGTGAAGTAAAACTTATCTTGCGCATCTCCGGTGATAGGCGTGAGGTCTAAATCAAACAGCTCAACGATGGCATCATGCCATCCTCGTTGCACATCAGCTTCTAGGGTC